AAAGCATCTCAAGCATTGAAAATTCTAGATAAAACACAATTGAACTTTATTAAACAACGACTTGAAACTGGCGGAACACAATGACTACACAAGAACCACAGGTGAACTGGTCGCCTGAAATGATGGTTGAGGTTCTCTTGAATGAACCTGATGATTTTCTAAAAGTCCGTGAGACTTTGACCAGAATAGGAGTGGCATCCAGAAAGGAAAAGAAGCTTTACCAGAGTTGTCATATACTTCATAAGCAAGGAAGATATTATCTCGTACATTTTAAAGAATTATTTGCATTAGATGGTAAGCACGCCAATCTAACAGTTAATGACGTTCAGAGAAGGAATCGTATTACTAAGCTACTCTCTGATTGGGGATTGATTGGTATAGTAAAGGAAGAGTCTGTTGCTGATATTGCTCCACTTAACCAGATTAAGGTTCTTTCTTATAAGGATAAGGGAGATTGGATACTAGAACAGAAGTATAATATAGGTAAAAAGACTAAGGTGCAGGAAACCACACCTGAATAAAAAGACTTTCGTGTATAATTAGTAGTGTGGATGCCGAAAGGGTTCACTATTTACTACAGACGCTTAAGGAGGTCTATTATGTTTGGTCCAAGTTCGCTTACGCTGTCAGTTCCTGAGACAGCCAAATATTTAGATTCAATACACAGGAACACAATAGGATTAGAAGACTGGATTACCAGGCTTGATAATGCTTTTGAAACCTCAAAGGTTAATTACCCACCATATAATCTTGTAAAGGAAAGTGATACAAGGTTTAGGTTAGAATTAGCAGTAGCAGGATTCAAGAAAGAAGATGTTGAAGTTACTACTGAATATAATAAACTTACAGTAGAAGCAAAACAAGAAGATTCTGCCACTGATGAGTATCTTCATAGGGGATTAGCAGCCAGGGCATTTAATAGGTCATGGACTTTATCTGATGATGTTGAAATAGATGAAGTAACCTTTACAAATGGGTTGCTTACTGTTAGACTTAATAAGATAGTACCTGATCATCAAAAGAAAAAGGTATATGAAATTGCTGGTGGCTAATGAGCTTTAATGATTTTAAACCCCTTGACTTTAAAAAGGAAGGTATTGTACTTGACTATAAAACTGCAGGGGTTGATATTGATGCTGGCAATGAATTTGTAAAATCTATTCCCATCGCCAATAAAGGATTTGGTGGTATGTTTCAGGTTCCTCAA